TAAATACGAGCGATATTGTTACTTTATTCGCCTGATGCTCCCTTTTAATTAACTGTTTTAGCGGAGGATGCGGAAAATATTCAACTCATTTGTTAATTTTTAAAATTTATTTTTATTTGGATAATCAAATATTTACTCCGTATTTGCATAAAAACCATGCGAGTTACGGGCCTATAAGCCAGGCGAGATATGATCTATATCAATTTCTCATCTATAATGCTTTGTTAGTATCTCGTCGCCGACTTAATAAAGAGAGAGTTAGTGTGAAAGCTGACAACCCTTTTGATCTTTTACTTCCTGCTGCAATGGCCAAAGTGGCCGAAGAGGCGGGTGTCTATAAAGCAACGAAACATCCGCTTAAGACTTTCTATCTGGCGATTACCGCCGGTGTTTTCATCTCAATCGCATTCGTCTTCTATATCACAGCAACCACTGGCACAGGCACAATGCCCTTCGGCATGGCAAAACTGGTTGGCGGCATTTGCTTCTCTCTGGGGCTGATTCTTTGTGTTGTCTGCGGAGCCGATCTCTTTACTTCCACAGTGTTGATTGTTGTTGCTAAGGCGAGTGGGCGCATCACCTGGGGTCAGTTGGCTAAAAACTGGCTAAATGTCTATTTTGGCAACCTGGTCGGCGCACTGCTGTTTGTACTTTTAATGTGGCTTTCCGGCGAGTATATGACCGCAAATGGTCAATGGGGACTAAACGTCCTACAAACCGCCGACCACAAAGTGCACCATACTTTTATTGAGGCCGTCTGTCTTGGTATCCTGGCAAACCTGATGGTATGTCTGGCAGTATGGATGAGTTATTCTGGCCGCAGCCTGATGGACAAAGCGTTCATTATGGTGCTGCCGGTCGCGATGTTTGTTGCCAGCGGTTTTGAGCACAGTATCGCAAACATGTTTATGATCCCGATGGGTATTGTAATCCGCGACTTCGCATCTCCGGAATTCTGGACCGCTGTCGGTTCTGCACCGGAAAATTTTTCTCACCTGACCGTGATGAACTTCATCACTGATAACCTGATCCCGGTTACGATCGGTAATATTATCGGCGGTGGTTTGTTGGTTGGGTTGACATACTGGGTCATTTACCTGCGTGAAAACGATCACCATTAATGGTTGTCGAAGTACGCAGTAAATAAAAAATCCACTTAAGAAGGTAGGTGTTACATGTCCGAGCTTAATGAAAAGTTAGCCACAGCCTGGGAAGGTTTTACCAAAGGTGACTGGCAGAATGAAGTAAACGTCCGTGACTTCATTCAGAAAAACTACACTCCGTACGAGGGTGACGAGTCCTTCCTGGCTGGCGCTACTGAAGCGACCACCACCCTGTGGGACAAAGTAATGGAAGGCGTTAAACTGGAAAACCGCACTCACGCGCCAGTTGACTTTGACACCGCTGTTGCTTCCACCATCACCTCTCACGACGCTGGCTACATCAACAAAGCGTTGGAAAAAGTTGTTGGTCTGCAGACTGAAGCTCCGCTGAAACGTGCTCTTATCCCGTTCGGTGGTATCAAAATGATCGAAGGTTCCTGCAAAGCGTACAACCGCGAACTGGACCCGATGATCAAAAAAATCTTCACTGAATACCGTAAAACTCACAACCAGGGCGTGTTCGACGTTTACACTCCGGACATCCTGCGTTGCCGTAAATCCGGTGTTCTGACCGGTCTGCCAGATGCTTATGGTCGTGGCCGTATCATCGGTGACTACCGTCGCGTTGCGCTGTACGGTATCGACTACCTGATGAAAGACAAATACGCTCAGTTCACCTCTCTGCAGACTGATCTGGAAAACGGCGTAAACCTGGAACAGACTATCCGTCTGCGCGAAGAAATCGCTGAACAGCACCGCGCTCTGGGTCAGATGAAAGAAATGGCTGCGAAATACGGCTACGACATCTCTGGTCCGGCTACCAACGCTCAGGAAGCTATCCAGTGGACTTACTTCGGCTACCTGGCTGCTGTTAAGTCTCAGAACGGTGCTGCAATGTCCTTCGGTCGTACCTCCACCTTCCTGGATGTGTACATCGAACGTGACCTGAAAGCTGGCAAGATCACCGAACAAGAAGCGCAGGAAATGGTTGACCACCTGGTCATGAAACTGCGTATGGTTCGCTTCCTGCGTACTCCGGAATACGATGAACTGTTCTCTGGCGACCCGATCTGGGCAACCGAATCTATCGGTGGTATGGGCCTCGACGGTCGTACCCTGGTTACCAAAAACAGCTTCCGTTTCCTGAACACCCTGTACACCATGGGTCCGTCTCCGGAACCGAACATGACCATTCTGTGGTCTGAAAAACTGCCGCTGAACTTCAAGAAATTCGCCGCTAAAGTGTCCATCGACACCTCTTCTCTGCAGTATGAGAACGATGACCTGATGCGTCCGGACTTCAACAACGATGACTATGCTATCGCTTGCTGCGTAAGCCCGATGATCGTTGGTAAACAAATGCAGTTCTTCGGTGCGCGTGCAAACCTGGCGAAAACCATGCTGTACGCAATCAACGGCGGCGTTGACGAAAAACTGAAAATGCAGGTTGGTCCGAAGTCTGAACCGATCAAAGGCGATCTCCTGAACTACGATGAAGTGATGGAGCGCATGGATCACTTCATGGACTGGCTGGCTAAACAGTACATCACTGCACTGAACATCATCCACTACATGCACGACAAGTACAGCTACGAAGCCTCTCTGATGGCGCTGCACGACCGTGACGTTATCCGCACCATGGCGTGTGGTATCGCTGGTCTGTCCGTTGCTGCTGACTCCCTGTCTGCAATCAAATATGCGAAAGTTAAACCGATTCGTGACGAAGACGGTCTGGCTATCGACTTCGAAATCGAAGGCGAATACCCGCAGTTTGGTAACAACGATCCGCGTGTAGATGACCTGGCTGTTGACCTGGTAGAACGTTTCATGAAGAAAATTCAGAAACTGCACACCTACCGTGACGCTATCCCGACTCAGTCTGTTCTGACCATCACTTCTAACGTTGTGTATGGTAAGAAAACTGGTAACACCCCAGACGGTCGTCGTGCTGGCGCGCCGTTCGGACCGGGTGCTAACCCGATGCACGGTCGTGACCAGAAAGGTGCAGTAGCCTCTCTGACTTCCGTTGCTAAACTGCCGTTTGCTTACGCTAAAGATGGTATCTCCTACACCTTCTCTATCGTTCCGAACGCACTGGGTAAAGACGACGAAGTTCGTAAGACCAACCTGGCTGGTCTGATGGATGGTTACTTCCACCACGAAGCATCCATCGAAGGTGGTCAGCACCTGAACGTTAACGTGATGAACCGTGAAATGCTGCTCGACGCGATGGAAAACCCGGAAAAATATCCGCAGCTGACCATCCGTGTATCTGGCTACGCAGTACGTTTCAACTCGCTGACTAAAGAACAGCAGCAGGACGTTATTACTCGTACCTTCACTCAATCTATGTAATTAGATTTGACTGAAATCGTACAGTAAAAAGCGTACAATAAAGGCTCCACGAAAGTGGGGCCTTTTTTAGCACGAGAGCCTTTTTTGTCAGCTATCTATACTTTAAGGTGACTGCCAAAACAGACTCGACGTAGCCTTCGAGCTGCGCACCAACACGGCCTCAGATGGGCCACATCTGGAGAAACACCGCAATGTCAGTTATTGGTGACATTTTTTGATATCTAATCACATGAAATAAAAGGATTTATTTCTGGTCACGTCCACACATTGACCACATCGACAAAAAAGCCCCTCGACTGAGGGGCTTTCTGTTTGTAATTACATCCACATAATTTGCTGCCCTGACGGCAACGGGTGCGGCCTCACGGCGTGGACTTCTCCCGGCTTCACGATGTATCTCTGTACCGACTCATAAGTGATGAACGTGGCGCTGCAATTCACGTTCTGGCACTGGTGATAACGCTCTTTTGTCGTGTCAGTGATATAGCGGCTTGTACGCGCATGTGCGGCATGCTGGCATAAAGGACAATGAAACATCGCGAGCACCTCTTCCGGTTTTGTTGATGGTGCCATTTTAGTTAATTTATCCTTATAAAACAAATAGATAAAATAAAAACATCACTCATCATCTTCTGTTTCGTACTCCACATCAGAAAGCCTGACCTCAAGCTCCAGGGACGTCGTGAAGCCGCTATTATTCAGAAAATGTGTCACCTTAGTGATTGTCCAGTCCTGCTCGTCTATGACGCGCTTAAAGCCTGACACTTTAACCGGTGTTTCCGTGTAAATATCAGCCCGACCGGTAGCCAGGATGATGGAGAACTCCGCTACACCCCGTTGCAGCTTATCCCACTTCGCCTGAGCGGCACGCATGGCCTGTGCTTTCGTGGCATATACCGTGGTCAGGGCAAAAACATTGTCAGCCTCACCAGCCATGTATTCACCTTCGCGCGCTTCCGGTACTTTTGGCGCTTTCTTCTGCGTGACTGGTTTCGCTTTCGGGTGCTCCAGTGCGCGCAGGTGTTTCTCTTTCTTTTTGCGTTTCAGTTTTACCTTCTGCTTTTGCGGTTTCGGGTCTTTGGTGTGTAACCACTTTGCCGTTACACCGGTATAGGCTCCACGGTCAGCAATCGCAAAATGATGGCGGTCGCCGTCGCTGCGGGTTATGGTAATCTGCGGGATTTTTTTACCGCTGGCCGTCACCCCCTGCCCCGCTTTGAGAAACAACAGTTTTCCCATTTTTACCGACACCTCACCGCCGTTGCGTTCAGCAAGGCGGGTCAGGAATTTCGCATCAGACTCCTGCGACTGGTCGATGTGCGGGATTTTAATTCCGGCCAGTGACGGCGCGACACTGGCTTCCAGCCTGTTACGGGAGGCTATCGCCTCAACAATCGCACCGAGCGTGGTGTCATGCCAGGAGCCTTCACGGCGGGAATTGAGCGTCCCGCGAAAATCTGCACTCCGGGCGCGGATGGTGACCACATCCGGTGCGCCCCGGTGTTCAACCTCATCAACGGTAAATTTCCCTTTGCATACCAGGGCAAAACCTTTCCAGCCGATATACACCGTCAGGACAGCGCCACGAACCGGCAGTCCGACCTGCCCGTCGGCATCGTTCAGTTCAATATCAAGCTGGTCAGCCTCAAAGCCCCGGTTATCCGTCAGAGTCATGCTCATCAGACGGTCGCTGATATTGCCGGTAATATCCCTGCTGTCGAGCATCAGCATGTAATCCGGCGTCAGCGTACTGCCTGCATCAAATGTCAGCGCATCCAGCATTATCCCGCCCCCGTCATACCCGTGAATTTAGTCGCCATACTGCCAGCCTTACCGATGAGCGATTCCGCCTGTTTACCGATATCGCCATAAAGCGCGGCCAGTGATTCATCAACGCGGGTGAGCGACAGCGTAAAATCAATTTTTCGGGGTGTGCCGTCTGCAAAGAAAATACTCCCTGTTTCACTCACCCTGCTGATGACATACATGCCGTAAATCATGCCGGTGCCATCCAGCAACGGCCACGCCCGACCTTCCTCTGCCATCAGCCTGAGCGTAGTCATCGTCAGCTTTCCGCCGGTCAGCTCGGGATAAAGCACACCGGCAAGCGTGATGTTTTCCTCGCCAACACCGAGAAACTGAAAGGCATCCCGTTTACCGATACGGGAATTTGACGGCCAGCGATAATCTGATTCACGCTGCATGGTCTGGTGTGGCAGCGTCTGGCGCATAAAAACAAACATACCTAACGCGAGCATCATTTTTCGTCACCTCCTTAACCGTCATGCATCATGCTGGCACGGGCGCGCGCACGTTTATCCCGCTCGTATTTTTCGAGCGCAGCCTGTAACTGGCGGTCAAGCTGTGTCCCCGGCGCATTACCACCCGTCAGGCTGATGTGATATTCGTTTTTACTCTGGTCCACATAAGAGCGGCCAGCCGGTGCCGTGACCGGCTGATAAGCCTGATAGCCTGCATAAGAGCTGGTCGCCGGAATATAACCACCGCTGCCATACGTGGCGGCTTGAGTTCTGGCGGCGGTCTGGTCAAGTGTGTCTGACTCTTTGTTGATAACACCGAGTTTTTCCAGTACCCAGTCAATACCGCTGCGCAGTTTGTTGAACGCATTAAGCGGCAGCATCAGCGCGTCAGCCAGTGCCTGCCCGAACATGACCCCCGTGTCACGGCAACTGTTCAGGGTGTCCTGAGTGGCTTTGACCGGGGCAATCAGGTTTTTAAACCACTGCCACGCGGCCTGTAACTTTTCACCCAGCCAGTCAAACACCGGCTTAAGTGGCGTGAACAGTTCCCCCACCGGCGCAAATGCCGCTTTCAGCCCTTCCACCACACCGCCAAAGAATGCGCTGACAGGCTCCCAGTATTTACGGATAAGCAACGCCCCGGCGACAATGGCGGCCACCACGGCCACAACCGGCCAGCTAATCGCTCCGATGGCGGTCATAACAGCACTGCCAACCGTCGTGAAGATTGCCCCCATTGCGCCTGCTGCCGCGATGATGGCATTGATGCCGGTGATAACCGGCCAGGCTACGAGGCCAATGGCACCGATGACACCAATCAGTGCCAGTGCACCACCGACAATGATGCCGATGGTTGACGCCAGTGATTTGTTTTTCTGGATCCAGCCGTCGAGTTTTAACACATACTTTGTGGCCGTCTGCGTGAGCTTACGCAGCGCGCCTTCCTGCTGGTCAAACAGGTCAGTCCCCACTGCCTCATAAGCGGACTGAAACTCTTTAAAGTCACCGCCTAGGTTGTCCTGCATGATATTTACCAGCTCGGCGGTCTTCCCGTCTGAGGCTTTAAACGCAGCGGTCAGTTTGTCCAGCTTTCCGGTTGAGGCGGCAGTCATCAGCACGGCGGCGGCTGAGCTGGCCTCCTCCCCGAAAATAGTTTTCATGTATTCAGCCTGCTGGGCAGTACCGAGCCGGTTTTTCTCAAAACTGGCCTGCATTTCTTTCAGAATGGTAAATATTGGCCGGGTGTTTCCCTTGCTGTCTGAGGTTTTCACTCCAAGCTCTTTGAGTGCATCCCATGCTTTTCCCGTCGGTGCCTGCAGGCGGCTTAACACGGCACGGCTTCCCGTCCCCGCCATTGAGCCTGTGATTTTTGCATCATGCAGCGCCCCGACCATTGCGGCGGTTTCTTCAATGCTGACACCGGCATTTTTTGCCACAGGTGCGGCATAGGTCAGCGCATCGCTCATGCCGTCAAAATCGGCGGCGGTTTTGTTCATCGTCATGGAGAGAACATCCCCGATATGAGCGACCTTATCGTTTGAAAGCTGAAAGGCGGATTTCATCCCCATCAGCAGGGCGGCGTTTTCTTCCATCGTGCGGCGGTTCGCCAGCGCCATATTCAGCGTGACCGGCGTTGCCGCCTGAATGGCATCAACATCCCCACCCGCTTTCGCGATGATTATCTGTGCACCGGCCGCATCATCCGCCGAGGCGGCGGTATTGTCGCCGAGCTGGCGCGCCTGTTTGCGTAGTGCGGTCATTTCGGCGGAGTCTTTTGCCACTCCGAGCACGGCCTGCAATTCTGAGTTTTTCTGCGCAAACTCATAACCGGGCATCAGCAACTTAACTCCGGCCATCGTTCCCGCAGCAGCAATCCCCACACCGGCAGCGCCTACTGAGGCCATATTTCCGGCCAGTTCCTTTCCGGCCTGATAACGCTGTTTGACTGCGTTAAGTTTTGCCTGTTGCGCACTGACACGCGCCAGCGCGTCGCGCTGCCGGTTAAGCTGTGCGGTGGTTTCACTGATACGGTTTTTCAGTCCCTGCTCATCATGTGCAAGATTGCGGGTATTAATTCCCACAACGGCCAGTTCCCGCTGCTGGCGTTTAACGGAATCCGTCAGGCGGTTATATTTCGCCTGTAAGTCCTCCGTCGCACGCTTTGCGGATTCCAGCACTTTCACCTGAGCACGGGTCGGTCGTTCGGTATTTTTAAACTGTGTGGCAAGGGCTTCAGCTTCCTGCCGTGCCTTTTCAAGTGCATGACCAGTCACGGCAAGCTGTGCACTGGTCTTGCGAAATCCCTCAATACGGGATGCCTGACCGTTCAGCTCGCGCAGTGATTTTTGTGTTTCCCGGATATCCCCCGACAGCGACTTACTCGCTGTGCGGATGGATTTAAACGGGCGGGATGCCTGGTCAACAGCCCTGAGCAATACCTGTAATTTTACATTGTTACTCATTCGTGTTTCCGCTTCGCCGGAGCGCCTTTTCGCGCCATGTGATGAGTTCGGTCAGGCTCATGGGATACAGTTCTGATGGCGGCCAGTGAAATATCACTGCCACATCCGCCATCAGGTCATCGACCGAGAGATTTTTCGGAAACGTCACTGCACCGAGTTCGGCGACAAAAAACCGACCACCTTACCGGCCAGCGCCACAAGGTCAGGCAGTTCCAGCGCGGCGACTTCCTGCTCGGTCAGCATCGGTGCCGTCATGCGCGGCAGCACCTTAATCAGTGCATCGACTTCGGAGTTTGCAACCGCAGCCAGACTGACACCGCGTAGCGTCCCGGCATTGGGTTTCATCAGCGTGACCTGTTCGATAACCTGCTCACCACGTTTGACCGGATTGTCCAGGGTAATGACATTTTCTTTGTTCATGGTTTTCTCACTTCTGAATCAGGGTTAACCGGCCAGCCAGGCTGACCGGATGAAAATCACAGGCCGATATTGCGGCGGTGTTGCTCCAGCCGGTCGACGCCGTTCACCTTCTCAATCATGTTGATGGTGTCAATTTCGACCAGCTCCTTACCGTCCATCGTCAGCCGGAAATAGGTGCAGACCACTGAGATTTTCGACTCGGTGTCTTCTCCCTGTTTCCCCTCGCCGGTGTCGATTTCTTTCTGACGTCCACGCATGACCACTTCGACGGCCACCGTTTCGCCGGTATCGTCGCGCTGGTAAGAGCCTGCAAAACGAATCGGCACGGCATCCACACCGGTTGCGGCGTAAAGCTCCCAGATAACCGAATCCGGGAAGCCACCGAGCGACCACTCCATTGACAGCGCATCGTCATCAAGGCCGAGGTCTACCGGTGCGCTGCCGTTCATCCCCGCACCGCGATAGTTTTCGAGCTTACGGGTCAGTTTTGGTAGCGTGACGGACTTCGCGACGCCCTGATAGCTGTAGCCGTTCAGAAAGACGTTCATTAACTTGAGTTTGCGCGGCATTGCCATCGGTCAGGCTCCTTAATTGCTGTTAACCGAAGTGACCAGACTTGCCAGGTATCTGGAAGTAATACGCTGGCGCAGGGTCAGGTTTTCAAGAGGAGGCACCGGTGTATAGTCGTAGTCGATATACAGTTTTCCGGCCTTGAGGGTTTCCGCATCGTTGGATTCTTCGCTGAACCAGCAGGTCGCATCCACGATATAGCCGTTTGTTTTCAGCTCACGGAATTTGGCATTGATGCCGTCAACGATGTCGCGAATCAGCGTTGCGGTGATGGGCTTGTCCACCGCCCACATGTGCGCCTCAGCCATCGTGTCGGCCAGCACCTGCGCGGTGCGGGTGTAGTTTTCAAAGAGGAACAGCGGGTCATCAGAGCAGGTACGGTTACCCCAGAAGCGGAAACCGTCACGGCGAATCAGCGTAGTGACGCCTGACTCGTTAAGCAGGTCAGCATCGGTGCCGGACTCCTGCAAATCCCAGAATACAGATGCGCTGATGCCGGTAACACCGTTTACCCCGACGTTGGACAGCGTTTTATGCCAGCCCTGCTCCTGGTCGATTCTGGCACGCAGACCCAGCGCACGGGCGGTGGCATACGCGGTGGCGGTGGTACTGGTGACCGTATCCCATGCGAGGAAATCCGGCCAGATGACCATCAGCTCACGCTGGCTGAAATTCTGGCGGTAGGCTTTCACCTCGGAAATGGTCTTACAGCCCCATGCGCTGATATACCCGAAAGCGCGCAGCTTCTGACAGACTGATGCCAGTGCAACAGCCACCTCTTTGGTATCCAGCCCCGGCACACCGAGAATACGCGGTTTAACACCAGTTACCGACTCCGCCGCCAGCAGGGCTTTCAGTCCGGTGTACTGACCGTTTTCGTCGGTGGTGCCGATGATATTGGAAACGGTCTGCGCGAGCTTCGTTTCTTCGTCATCGCCGGTGCCCTCTTCCACGCGCACGACAACGGTGACCGGTTTTGACTGGTCAGCGATGGCCTGCAACGACGCCGCCAGCGTGCCTTTTTTACCGGCCTTTGCAATTGCACTCTGCACATTGGTAATCAGCACCGGTTTATTGAGGGGGAAGGTTTCCGCATCCGCATCGCTGGCCGTGCAGACCATGCCGACAATGGCAGTGGATACGGTGGAAATGACGCGGGTGCCGTCGTTAATCTCCAGCACCTGCACGCCGTGATGATAGTCACTCATCCGTTTAACTCCGTGGTTAATGGGTGAGTGATATTTTCAGTTGTGCCGGAGATGTCAGGCTATTTGTCCCGGTTGGCTAAGGGATGACACAATTTATTCTTTGTCGCTGATGAGGGAAATTTTTTATAGAGCGTGGACAGACCAATATCAAAAATCAGTGCCACGCGTTGACGTGACTCCCCTGCAGCCAGCAAACGCCCGGCCTGCTCCCACTCACTCGTGGTGAGTTTAGGACGTCTGCCACCAATACGACCTTTGGCTCTGGCCGCTTCCAGCCCGGCCCGAGTCCGCTCGACAATGAGTTCTCGTTCCATTTCAGCCAGGGCACCCATCACATGAAAGAAAAAACGCCCCATCGGCGTGCTGGTATCAATGGCATCCGTCAGGCTGCGAAAATTAATGCCGCGTTCGCGCAGCTCCTCAACCAGAATGACCAGATGCCGCATACTACGCCCCAGCCGGTCCAGCTTCCAGACTACCAGTGTATCCCCCTCCGATAATGTCCTGAGCAGTTTTTTCAGCCCCGGCCTGTCGGACTTCGTGCCGCTGATTTTATCCTCAAAAATCAGCTCACATCCTGCGCACTCCAGCGCGTTACGCTGCAATTCCGTATTCTGGTCATTTGTTGACACGCGGACATAGCCAATAAGCATGATGGATCCCCTGAATAAAAACCGGGGATGATGCCAGTTAGCCGTAATCTCTGCATTTTCTTAAACGTTGGTTTGGGAGAAGGTGCTCCAGCTATTGGCGTTCCGTTCTTCTGGCCGTCCGCTGCAATGCCAAATACTGTAATCGACAGCTGGTCCAGTATGGTGTTTTTGAAGTTCAACGGGGCGAAATTTTCTGCCTCTGATTACCCTGTGCTGGCGAAAGTGTTTCCTTCACTGGTATTACCTGAAGCCCGCGGTGATTTCATTCGTATCTGGGATGACGGGCGAGGTGCCGATGGTGGTCGCGAATTATTAAGCTGGCAGGAAGCTACAAACTTTTCTCAGTTTGCCGGGAATATAGGCGGAGGTGCGGGACACGCAATTAACTTTCATGATGGCATCGCCGGAAATCAGCCAGGATTTTCACGATTTAATTTCACCAGTAACTCTGTGGGTGATGGTGTGAATTTTGTTGCTGTCAGACCGCGAAATATTGCATTTAACTTTCTGGTGAGGGCTAAATAATGAAACCTGTTTTTGATGAAAATGGGCTGGCTACAGTGCCGGGCGATATGCGTTGTTTTTATTATGATGCTGAAACATCTGAGTATACGGGCTGGTCTGATGAATATATTAATACTGGCGTAAGTATGCCCGCCTGTTCCACTGGTATTGACCCTGGCGAAAACATTCCGGGAAGAGTGGCAGTATTTACAGGTAAGGGATGGAGCCATGAAGAAGACCATCGCAATGAGACTGTTTACTCAATCGAAAATGGTGCTGCTGTTACAGTGGATTATATCGGTGCCATCAAAAACGGTTATGTCACGCTTTCACCGTTAACGCCATATGATAAATGGGATGGTGAGAAATGGGTGACAGATACTGAGGCACAACACGGTGCCGCAGTAGAAGCGGCAGAAGCACAGCGCCAGTCACTGATTGATGCTGCAATGGCTTCCATCAGTCTGATTCAGCTGAAATTACAGGCCGGGCGGAAGCTGACGCAGGCAGAAACCACCCGGCTTAACGCCGTGCTTGATTACATTGACGCGGTGACGGCAACAGATACGAGCACCGCGCCGGATGTCATCTGGCCTGAACTGCCGGAGGCGTAGGCCATTCAATATCTGGAGCACTGGAGGTATCAACCAGTTCCAGTGCGTCCAGATAATCCAGCCACAAATTATATTGCGCCAGTTCCTCACCTTTCAGACGACCAATAGCCGCTTTACCAGGCCATTGCTTGGTATTCATATATTCGTTGGACTGATTAATCAATTGCTGTTTTTTCAATTCGGCTGCGGCAATCTGTTCCTCATGCGTTGGTGGTGGAATTTCAGACCATGCAGGAAAACCATTTTCCCCAGCGATACGGATTTTTCCTTTCGGCGGTAATCCGGAAAACTCAATATACACCTGCTCATCAACTTCAACAGCATCATCTGGCCATGAATTTACATTGATGTAGTCATCCTTAAGCGCAGGATTCACAAAAATATTTAAAGATGGACTAAAAAACACATCACCCTCCTATAGCAACATAACAGCCCGATACAGGATTTGCGGCAGTCGCTACGCTGGAAAAACCACGAAAGCCGCTTTTTGTGATTGCGGAAGCAGATAGTATTCCGGCACCCGAAGGTGTATGCCCCACGTGGCTGGCAACCATCACGTAGCACGCCGACGGAAAAGCGAAAGGGAAATTGTTTAAATATCCCGCATCATCCCCCAGACTTCCCCCAAACTGCCCCACTCCCCACTGGATAATAAGTGGT